TCAGCAAAAGACCGATGTGGATGCGCTGCTTGGGCTATATATGGAGCATCTGCAACTGCTAGCGACACTGCTACAGATGCCGATACAACTCCTTCTCAAACTATAGACTGTCCAGCAGGAGGCATCATAATAGCTGGTCAGGTTATGAATGGTAGTGGTGCAACTAGAACTGCTTCATGGACAGGATTAACTGAAGATTATGACCAAGAGATGCAAGCAAACACATCACAAACAGGAGCCTCTGATTTGTTTACAGATGCGGTAAGTGGTAGAACTGTTGCTGTAAGCCCAAGTGCTGGAATAGGACTTAGTGCCATGGCTATTGCGTCATTTGGGCCTGCATAGGAGAAATTATGGATTATTTACTCAAGAAATCAGATGGGTCAACAGTAGATTTGGGTGGAACAATTAGCCGTCTACAACTACCTGACCAGACAGATACAATATTTCCAGGCGATCAACGTCCAGTAGATTTGGGTGATTACGTTTTGGTAAAAGCAACAGAAGTTACACAAGAAGTAACGTCAGGCAAGAAGCGTGGTTCTACAACTGTTGTGAGCGATAAAGATAAAGAAACAGTCACAGTGACTTACACTGCTGTTGACCAGACTGATGAAGAACAATGGACATCTATTAGAGAACAACGTAATGCTAAACTTGCGGAGTCAGATTATATGTCTTACTCTGATTCACCCACAATGTCTAGTGCTTGGAAAACGTATCGTCAAGCTTTAAGAGATTTACCAGCATCTGAGTCTGACCCAGATGATATTACTTGGCCCACGGAACCTAGTTAACGGAGAGAATAAATGCCATATTTTGGAAGAGCACCAGCTGCAATTGGTACAATTGCAAATGAACTTGAAGGTGATTTAAAAGTTACTGGAACTATCTCTGGTGAATCAATTAATGATAAGTTTAGTTTAGATGCAACAGATGGCTCTGCTTCAAACCTAAATGATCATTTCGAGATTGAAGCTGGTGGAACAGATGGTTCTGCAACAAATGCTGGTGATAATTTATTACTAGAGGATGTAGCTGCTGATAGTTTCCTTAGTGGTGGTGGTCAACTTAACGCAAACACTGGTTTTGCTGCTACCATATTTGATCATGGAACAGTTGCAAGTTTAACTGTAAATTTAAGTGCTTTTAACGGCAATTTCCAAAAGGTAACAAACGGAGGAGCTCATACTCTAGTGCCTCAACTTGAGGATAGTACAATTGTTGTTCAGTATACCAATAATGCTTCTGCTGGAACTCTGACCGTGAGTGGCTTCACTCAAGCAACTGGCGATGACCTAACGACAACGAATGGCCATGACTTTTTTCTCTATTGCACTAAAATGGACACATTTACACAAATTCATGTGGTTGCTTTACAATGAGTTTATTTCCTATATTTGCTCCAGTAACCACAGTTGTTGCAACACTTAATTTTGTAGGATTTACGGCTAGTGGTGCTTCTGGTAGTACATTAGAAAACTACACATCACATACTTATAGTAGTATTAGTGTAGGAAGCAATGAAGGAGCTACTCGTATTATTCTTGTTGCTGCAGTGACAACAGGTGGTGGTGCTGGTACTGATGGTCTTTCTGGGATGACTTGCGGTGGTGTTGCTGGCACTAAAGTTTTTGAAAATTTAGGAACAGACCATCAACAAATAGCAGTTTTTCGATATGAAATTGCATCAGGAACAAGTAAAGATATTATTCCTACATATCAAAGGTCTACAAAACGAGGTGGAATATATGTCTGGGAAGGAACAAATTTAAACTTTAAAAGTAGTGTGGTTGAAACAAATGCTAATGGGGCTGGTAGTCTTACCCATTCAGCATCAAGGGATATAGAAGCAGGACAGGCTGTTATAGGAATTAGTATTCTTGCTAATGGTGAAGCCACTAGTTCGCTTACTTTTTCAAATGTAACTGAGAGAACTGATACGGCTCTTGGGCCCGGCACAGGAGTAGGTACACAAACTGGTTGTGCAGATGCAACTTTTGCTGCTGCTTCTGCTGGTCAAAGTTTTAGTGTTGAATATTCTGCACAAGCACTAAGGACATCTGCATTTCTTGTCTTTGGCCCATAGATTAATAAGGAAAAAATTATGGATTACTTACTAAAAAAATCAGATGGAACAGCTACCAGATTAGGCAGTACTGTAGGTCGAGTTAAAATACCAGATACAACAGATATTGTATATACAGGTGATCAAAGACCTTTAGATTTAGGCGATTATGTATTAGTTAAGGCCACTGAAGTTACACAAGAAGTCACTTCTGGAAAGAAACTTGGGGATACAACCACTACTATAGACAAAGATAAACAGACGGTTACATTAACTCATACTGCTGTTGACCAAACTGATTCAGAACATTGGGCATCTATTAGAGCGGCCCGTGATGCTAAACTTGAAGCGTCAGACTGGCGTGGAATGAGTGATGTTACAATGAGCAGTGCTTGGAAAACGTATCGTCAAGCTCTCAGAGATTTGCCTGCATCTGAGTCTGACCCAGATGATATTACTTGGCCAACTGAACCATCATAATAGATAATAACACAGACTTTTAAACATATAAATATGTAGAAAGGATTGTAAAATGGCCATACCTTCTACGAAAGCAACTCTGAAATCATATTGTTTACGCTCTCTTGGTGATGGAGTTATTGATATCAACGTGTCTGATGACCAAGTTGATGATCGTTTAGATGAGGCACTACAGTATTTTGCTCAGTATCACTACGATGGTATTGAGAGAATGTATCTCAAACACAAGATAACTCAAGCAGAGCTTGATAGAGGTATAACAAATTCAACAACATCTGTAACAGATAAAGTTGACAGCGGTATTTCTGCTGATTGGTTAGAGGGTAAAGGATTTATACCTGTACCAGACACGATTGTTTCAGTGGTAAAAGTATTTCCTCTCACCGACACTGGTGGTGGAGGAAACCTCTTTGATGTTCGTTATCAATTACGATTAAATGATTTGTATGATTTCTCCTCAACATCAGTTATGCATTATCAACAGACAATGCAACATCTAGATTTTTTAGAGCATATTCTTGTAGGAGAAACACCTATACGTTTTAATCAACATCAGAACCGTCTTTACATTGATATGGACTGGCAGAATGATATGGAAGTTGATGAGTTTATAGTTATAGAGTGTTATCGTAAACTTGATCCTACAACGTACACTGATGTATTTGATGACATCTATCTAAAACGATATGCAACATCATTGATTAAAAAACAGTGGGGTGCAAACCTTTCTAAGTTTAATGGCGTTGCCATGCTTGGCGGTGTTACGATGAACGGTGAAGCAATCTACTCACAAGCGATAGAAGAACAACAGAGACTAGAGGAACAAATTCAATTAGCATTTGAGTTGCCAGTCAACTACATGATAGGATAAAAATATGGCTGTCAATTCTTTTTTCCATACAAGTAATGTTGCATCAATAGCAACAGAGCAAAGTCTGTATAGTGATCTGGTTGCAGAGGCAATTCAGATATATGGTCACGATGTATTTTACATAGATAGAACTATCGTTGCAGAGGACTCTGTTTTTGGAGAGGACACTCTTTCTGTCTTTAGAGATGCAGCTAAGATAGAAATGTATATAGAAAATGGAGAGGGTGGTTTTGCTGGTGAAAAAGAAATTATGAACCAGTTTGGTTTACAGAATTTAAGTGAAGCAACATTTGTTGTAAATAAATTAAGATTTCAAGAACTCACAAAACAGATTACAATCGAGTCTGGAACTGATAGTGAAGAGGGTGGTTCTATTCTTCTAGAAGCAGGAACACTTGCATTAACAACCACAGACTTAGAGGGAAGTGACTTTTATATTCTATCAGAAACAGATGCAACAGATTCAGATCGTCCCTTTGAAGGTGACGTTATTTTTCATCCCATTCTTAAAAAGATGTTTCAAGTTAATTTTGTAGATCATGATGAGCCGTTCTTTCAACTGGACAATAATCCAGTATATAAATTAAGATGTCGTTTGTTTGATTATAGTTCTGAAGAACTTAATACTGGTATAGATACTATAGATGCGATTGAAGATGCACTAAGTGTGTCTTCATCTGAATTCCAGTTTACTTTGGAGTCAAATACAGCTACAGTAAATGCTGTTCAATTAGAACCTAATATTGGTCGTATTATTCATGAGAACGAAACAGATGAACTTGTCGCACAAGAAGATAGTGATATGACAACAACGGCTGGTTCTTTACTTTCAGAGACAGGAGAATACCTAATTCAAGAGTCCTATATAATAGGAGATATGTCATCTGATAAGAGTTCTCAAAATGAGTTGTTTGACTCTGCTGATGATACAGTAATAGATTTTAGTGAATCAAATCCGTTTGGAGATGTAGGGAGTAGTTAATTATGTTAGGACAGCAGTTTTATCATGAGAGTATAAGAAAAGTTATTGTTGCATTTGGAACAACATTTAATAACATTCAGTTAGTTCGTAAGGACAACGATGGAAAAATAACGCAAACGATGAAGGTTCCTCTTGCGTATGGCCCTCGTCAGAAGTGGTTAGTTCGTTTGAATGAAGATGCTGATCTATCAAAACAAGTTGCGGTTACTCTACCACGTATTGGTTTTGAAATACAAAACTTATCCTATGACCCTGCTAGAAAACTCAACAGAGTACAGAAATTTAAAAAGGTAAAGGGTGCTAATTCAAACAGACTTGACACACAATATATGCCTGTTCCCTATAATCTCTCTATACAGTTATATGTCATGGCAAAACAATCTGATGATGCACTACAGATTGTAGAACAGATACTACCGTTCTTTCAACCAGACTACACACTCACTATTAACGACATGACCGATATGGGAATTAAAAGAGATGTTCCTATTGTATTGAACGATATTAGTTACGAAGATAACTATCAGGGTGACTTTGAAACACGAAGAGCTCTTATCTATACACTAGACTTTACTGCAAAGTTTTATCTATACGGCCCTGTTACATCCAGCACAGTTATTAAGACTGTTCAAGTTGATCAATATGCTGACCTTAAAGATAATGCTCCAAGAAGAGAACAAAGATATAAAGTTCAACCTAAACCTACAAATGCTGATGCAGATGATGATTTTGGATTTAGTGAAACAACTTCATTCTTTGAGGACGCAAAAGTATTTGACCCTGTAAGTGGTACAGATAAGGAAAATTGATAATGTCTAATCCACTTAAAGAATTAGATAATGCTCTTGGTATTCTAAGTGACGTTGAAACTATACAAAAAGAACCTTGGAACTATGAACATAAAGTTGTTTCTGTAGATAAAGAACAGGATATAGATAGTGACTATGAATATCAAAGACAAAACTTCTATAACTTAGTAGAAAAAGGAACTGGTGCAATTGAAGGAATACTGGAGTTGGCTAAAGAGTCAGAACATCCAAGAACATACGAAGTTGCAGGCAATCTGATTAAACAAGTTGCAGAGGTTACAGAAAAACTTGGAGACTTACAGGAGAAGATGAAGAAACTCAAAGAGGTTCCAGACAATGCTCCTAAGAATGTTACCAATGCATTATTCGTAGGAAGTACAGCAGAACTTCAGAAAATGATAAAGGGTAATTAATGTCCGAATCAGTTTACTTGGGGAATCCTAATCTCAAGAAAGCCAATGTTTCACAAGAGTGGACAGAGGAAGAGATTAGAGAATACGGTAGGTGTATGAAAGACCCTATCTATTTTATTAGAACTTATATTAGAATTGTTTCTCTTGATGAAGGTCTTGTGCCTTTTGAGATGTATGATTTCCAAAAGGAGATGGTAGGTACATTTCATAGTAATCGTTTTACCATATGTAAACTACCTCGTCAGTCTGGTAAATCTACTACTATCATCGCTTATCTTCTACATTATGTTTTATTTAATCCGTCTGTAAATGTTGCGATACTTGCAAACAAAGCTGCAACTGCTCGTGACCTTCTTGGTAGACTACAACTTGCATACGAACATCTACCTAAGTGGTTACAACAAGG